TTCGTCTAGTGAAGTGCTGGATGGTGGTGATACTTGTAATGGTGACAGTGGCGGACCAATTACCTCATTGAACCGAAGGGTTCTCTATGGTATTACATCGTGGGGATTTGAATGTGCAAGTAGTGTTTATCCTGGCGTTTATGCTAGTGTACCCGCCGGTAGAGATTGGATTCTTGAAACTATTAAAAATAATTCTTGACATAAATTAATAAAGGTGCTAGATTTATTCAATCTAGCACCTTCGCCCTTATAGTTAAAAGGTATAACAGTTGATTTGTAATCATCAATTCCTAGTTCGATTCTAGGTGAGGGCTCCACAATTCATTGCAGTAATTACGCAACCGTTACAGATTTAAAGAACGGATTCAAGAATACAGGAACATTCAAGTTCGATGCATTTACTGTACCAGTATCTCTAATAGTTCCCGTAATTTTTGTTTCAGGTGATAAACTTAAAGTACCAGCGGCAGAAGGAACTACACCCTGAAATAAAACTTCATATACTCCGGTCAAGTTTGAAGGAACTGAGCAGTTAAAATTACCACCAGTCCAAGAAACTGATACCGTAGCACCGGCCGTGACATCAACCTTTTCGTTGAATACAACTTTAACGGTTAAAGGATCGCCCCTTTCATACGATTCTTCTGTAAATTTAATATCAACAACATCCGACACTCCTGCATCGATCAGTCTTCCGCCCATTGCGACTAGAACTTCGCCCGTCCTCAAAACGGTCCATCCGGATTGAGTCAGTACTATAGAATCGTTTTTATATTCTTTACACTTCTTTGGCCATAAAGGAGGATTATTCAAACTCCAAAGTCCTGCTGGATTTCTTATTTCAAGTTCGTATTCTTGCTTGAATGTTGTGGCATTAATTCCTAAACTTTCTGTCAACAATTTAACTGAATTTACAGCCGCACCCGAGCTTGTACTGAATGCAATGGTTAATATCTCTTCACTATTACCAAACGAACCATTTGTGAATCCAGGTGTTAGTTCAATTCTAGGTAAATCTAGATGAACTTGCGGATCTTGTCCAAAATATATCAAATATTTTGTACCAACAACACCAGAAGACATCAAAAACACTTTGCTAGATTTAAACCAAGGCGCAAAATCCCCAGATCCTGTTGGTTTGGTATAAACAGCTAGATACGGTTTAGATACAGTAGAATCTAGAGTAACTACGGCGTATGCAGAGAAATTTTGCACAGTAATGTTATTAACAGATCCATCAAAGAAATACCAATTTATTTTTTGTCCTGCTAATGCATTTCTAAAATACCAACCATTTCTCGTTGGAACTGCTGGATCGATACTACCAGGTCGTCCATCCGAATATACTGAGGCGGTATCCTCAAATACTTCAATTGGGGGTAAAAAGTCTGTCATTTTTTTCCTTTTTTGTATGTGTGTTTTTAGCTTTATGTTATTTCTTCCCAAACCATTGCACCCAGTGCATCGTCATCATTTACTCCACCCGTTGCGGCTAGAGTAAAAATTACAGACTGGCCTGTTAATCCATTTCTTTCTAATTGAAATTTGAACATTCCTGAATCTAAACTGGCAGTTTGTGAGCTTTGTGCGTCTATGCCAATATAGCCTTCGACTAAAGACGAACCACCAGTTAGAGTACCCGTGTTGTTATACTCAACGGCAGAATCGCTACCAGCAGAATTCCAAGATCCACCAGTAATCGTACCACCTGATAATATTTTCCAATGTATTCTGGTATTATTACCTTTGCCAAAAACGCTTATGTTTTTTGGCACTACGATAGCATCCAATCTATCTACTTTCAATCTTATTGACATTAAATTGTAAAACGTTCCTGCTGTTGGTAAATTTATTAAAGAGGAACTTCCTGCGCTTTTATTTCTTCCTCTCAGTTCATAACCGCCCTCAGATATCACACTACAACAAATTTGTCTTAACGAGCTTGATACCGAAGTGTTTGCCGTGTTTTGTATTTCATATCTTATTGGCAAGCAAGCTGTTGTCATATAGGTGCTTTCTATATGATTTGCGTGATGAAATGTATGACAGTGTACGAATTGCCCATCTATTACAAAACCACAACGAACCGAACCGACACCCAACCATTCAATATCTGTCCAAAATATTTGTGCTGTGGCTAAATCTAAAGTTTTTCCGGATGGTCCAGTGCCGTCTAATTTGTCTATATTCCAATCGGATTTAGCAACACGATTCAGATCGCTCACAGAACCGGATACGCTAGATCTTATCACAAAACTAATTACGCTATTATCTTGCTCTAAGAAAACTCCGTTATTATCATTAAAGTATCCAACTCTTTGTCTGAGTCCACTTTGTGCTGTATCAAAACAAAATGTTGCTAAAATTTGTAGTGATTTGCCTGGTTGATATGCAAATACCCTTGTCGTCTCTCTTTTTACAAAAGAACCTGAAGATGTGTCTACATTTAATAAAATTGAGCTATCAAATTCATTATAAGAAATTGAACCGCCAGAAACGGATGTTAAAGTGGAGAAATGAGAATTGATTTGATATCTGTTAAAGCTATCGAATAGTGTGACGGGATTTGATACACGCATTCTGCCAAATGCATCTACCGCAGTGCCCGTAGGGTTATTGACGGAAGTCGGATTGCCATTTTGGTCGGCAATCATCACAACTTCAAACAATGTTTTTGCGTGTGTTAGGTAATTCTTTGTTCTCTTACTGTATTGTGCCATTTTCTATTTTTGGAATGATCACAATATTCATTTTTAATTACATACTATTTATGATTTTGGATTTTGTGTCGCACCTAAATTCGACATAAATAAAAATACACCGAGTATACTAAATCGAGAGGTGTTCATACTCAAAATGAATTTTCATAGAATCAAGGTATTAGTCGTATTGCTTTTATTATGCCTACCATTCCAATTTCAATCTGTTGCGCTAACACCAGAAGTCAAAAGACCAAGACTATTCGGTATGGATTATCTTGGTGGTGGTAAGTATCCACAAGTTATAATAGATTCACATCCTCGTGGTTGGGCCGCCGGTTTCTTTACACAAAAAGATTTATTTGATGATCCAACAAATGTCATAAAACATCTTGCTAGAAGAGGACGAACTCCGGCTATAAGACTGAACTTGGCTTGGAGAGACGATCACAATTTTACTAGAAATGATTTTCCTAAAATTATAGCAGAAGCAAAGAGGTTTGCAGAATTTCCTAAAAGATATAAAAATGTCATATGGTATTTTTCTGGCGCCACTGAACACGTTCTCAATAAAGAACTTGCAAAAGAACTGGCCGATGAGGTTTTAAAAGTTTTGCCAAAACGTAATAATTGTTTCTATGTAAACAATCCTTGGGTTCCTTTTGGTTCGTTCATAACGGGCGATAGAATAGTCAATGAGGTACACGGGTCAAAAGCAAGTTCACTGAAGGGTGCATATTTATTTTCACATGATGGTAGTAGTTCCGTTGATGATGATATACAAACTAGAAAAGAGTCATTAAAAAGTGCTGAAATCTTTTTTCTTTGGCATCCGGCAATGAATGGCAGATTGAAGGTCACAGATGAAACGCCGAGGCCACAAAGAAGATCGTGGCCGACGAAAAGTTTAATAGAATCTATTAAATATTTACGTAACGATTCCGGCAAAGGAATATCGTTACCTACAAATTGGTTGTGGAAATCACATTCAGACAGACACTATACACCACCAGAGCCAAGAGCATATAAACCAGTTCTAATTGCACCAGCTAGATTAAAGTATTTTGAGTTAGTAACAAAAAGCGGAAAGGTTATTGCCAGATCTAGTTCACCTTTGCCATTTGTTGACGGAAGATGGAGATATTACTTCGATGAATTTGGATATAAATTATCTCAAGAGGCAATAAAAGACCAAAATACAGGAGTTTGTAGATTAAGAGGTTCTGATGGTAAGATTTATGGCAAAGTAAATCCAGCATTTCGTCATGGAACTTTTAGATAGTAAATATTCGCTATGTTGTGGTCCTTTTGTTATAATATAAAAAATAGAGGAAACAATATGGCAAACAAAAATAAAAAAAGAACAAAGACTAGACATTTTATTGACTTCAAATTTCTTTCTGTGTTTGTACATGCAAACAAAAGGAAAAAGAAAAAAGGAAATAGAACACAAATATCTCAGAGGGAAATAAATGACAACTGAAGTCACTTTAGTTCGCTTTGAGGACTATGCCAAATTTCTAGAATACGAAGAGAATATCGACAAGTTTACCGATATTTTCAACAAAGAAATTTGTCCACAGAGTGAAGATGTAGATTTTTGGAGAGATGAAAATAAAAAAGGTATAAATGAATATTCTTATAAGAAGTGGAAATTCTTATCAGAAAAGGGTTTGGTATCTTCATTGGGCGGCAATTTGTATGCACCCATAACATATAAGTTTACATCTTCTATACACAAGAATCACAAATTTAAAATAGGACATTTCATTTCAGAATACAATCAAAATTCATTTGATACTAGATTGACAAAATCAATAGGCAAAAATTTATTTAATGTTTTCGGTCTTAAAATGAATTCATTAAAGATCGACAGATATCAACAACACGATTGGTTGTTATCTTATTACAATGCAATGCACTATAAAGAATTGTATTTACAGCACATTAAAAAATATTCTGAAGCTGAGGCCGACTTCATAACAAACGGTCTTGACATTATAGCCGAAACTTGCGATTATATAATGAATAGACCAGATTCTAAAAAATTATTTTTAAGGTGGATAATATGACTCAAATTACAAGTCACCTTCTAATAAAACAAGAAGAATTAATCCACGAGTTTTATGATCTGGCAAGACATTCTGTATACACTAGTTATGAAGTGTCCGTAATTTTACACCAAAAGTACACTTGCATTTCGAGACAGAAGATTGAAGAAGAGAGTCGAAAGTATAGACGAGAAAGATATACAAATTTGGAAATTAGAGTTAATGAATTAATTCAATATGCGAGAAAAGAAGCATACGCATCAAGTAGTTTTTCATCCGGTTATAATCAAAAACGTTAAACATAGGAAAAATAATGAATTTGACTTTTGTGGATATTGTATTTGCTTTGATATTTTGGGTTATAGGATTTGGCACCGCAAGAAGTGTAAAATCATCAACCTTATCTGATTTGGAAGTGGCAAATAAAATTTTTGCAAGTAATTGCACTGTCTATTCAACTATGATATTATCAATTACAAAGACGTTGAAAATTTTAAAGTTAAAAGGATCAGACTTAAATAATATTAGCGAAAAGCAATTTTGTGAATTAGTTACAGAAGACTATGTTTTGCGTTGCGAAAATTTACAAAATGGGAATACAGAAAATGACGACCTTGATTAAAGAAATTAGAGAAGAAATTGAAAAGACCGAATGCCAAATTCAGTATGTATACAGAACAATACATTCGTGTGTTGGTATAGGTTGCATAAATCTTTTCAGAGAACTTGAAGAGCTGTATCTCAAGAAGAAACGTTTACAGGAGCAATTGAATAATTTATGCAAGAGTGGAGAGAATTTTTAACACTACAATCGCACGAACAATATTTTCAGGATTTGGCATTACGTGTGACCAATGAGAGAAAAAGGGTACTAGTATATCCAGATCCAGAAAATACGTTTAAAATTTTTGCGAGTGTACCACTAGCCAAAATCAAAGTGGTTATAATAGGACAAGATCCTTATCACAATGGTGCTGCTACTGGCGTTGCATTCGAGTCTACGGAAGAGACTGTACCCGCTTCTCTGAACAATATATTTAAGGAAATACAGTCAGACATCGGAGATATCCAAATTCAAGGTAGACTGTCAAATTGGATTGATCAGGGTGTATTTTTGCTGAATAGAGTTTTAACAGTAGAAAGCGGAAGGCCAGGTTCTCATTATGGATTGGGGTGGGAGATTTTTACCGAAAGAGTTATAAAGCACATTTCGGATTCTTTGCCAAATGTGGTTTTTATGTTGTGGGGCCAGAAATCTGCCAAATGTTCTGCATTCATAGATAAGAGAAAGCATCTGATACTGAAAGCTGCACATCCATCGCCACTTTCAGCACACAGAGGTTTTTTTAATTGTAAGCATTTTTCTGCTTGCAATGAGTTTCTAAAAAAGCATAAAATAGATATTATAGATTGGAATCCCGTTAAAGTTGAAGGAGAAAAAAATGACAGAAACATTATCGTTAAAGGAAGAGGAGAGCAATCAAGAATTGAGCACAGCGGAACCGAACCAGACTTCGGTTACTAGAAAGTTGAATCCTGAAGCACTTAAATCATATCAGAAATATCAACAAAAATATATGAATGTTTTTGGTAGACTTCAAGTAAGAAAAAATCCCACAAAAAGATGGAAGCTACAAGCAAGACTGAAAACGCTACAAGAAAAACTAAAAAGAATCGAACCATTTTTATATGAAGACTAAAAAATGGAAATTGACATCGCCATAGAAAAGTTAGAAATTCTTAAAGATCTTATAAAGGATGTTGAAGACATCCTATTAGGCGGTTTTTATGAATTAAAGGAAGAAGAAATAACACCGATGCTCTCAGAATTGCTAGAGGCATATGACGTTTATAAAAAACTTGTAGAGGAATTATTACAATGATATACTTTGATGATGTGGTTGATTTTGATTTTGAGTTTGAACTGGCCTACATAAATTTCAATGATTGGAATTTTATGCACAAGGTTAGACCTTCTTTGAATATGTTAGTATGGGTTGAACAAGAAAATGATAGTGTGCTTGCATATCTGGACATAGATGAAGATGAGCCGTTTTGGGTAGATGCAAAACAAAATAAAATAGAGTACAAGAAAGTACAAAAATGGAGACCTTGTTCAGAATCTTATATGGAGTGTGTATTTCTCGGCGAGACACTTAAACAATTACACGAACAAAACAACAAAGAATAAGTGTATATATTTTGGTATCATATTATGAAAACGATACAAAAACTAATCGTGAATGATATTGTTCATAAGTTTTACCGAATAAAATCGTGGATTGCACACAGAACATACGACAAGTACCACATAATACACTTAGGAACTAAACCTGGGTTTTCAGACTCCCGTGAGATGTTATTGTATGCCAATTTTGCAGTATTGACACATTTTGTCGAGAACGAATTGGCTAAAATGGAAATAGGACACCGAACATTTAAAAAGATTAGTTATAAGGGATTATCTAATCGAGAACTCGGATTATCATATCTAGAACTTTGGTTAAATATGAGTCCGGAACTGTCGAGAGATGGTGAAGATTTAAATGAAGGTCACAGAAATTTCGCCAAAGAAGTTAGAGAGCTTTATCTTTGGTGGAAAGATGCTAGGCCTGGCAGAGTAGATATAAATCTAATTCAGATTGAAGAATTAATGGAACAGGTAAAGAATGACGGCAGAAAATGGTACAAGTTTGTAGAAATCGAAGGTTCTAAATTCCTCACAATGGAAGATGAACTTACTGAAAGTGAAAAAGAGTTGAGAAAGGAACTTCGGCAAAACTCGTTTGAATTGGAACAATATTGGGATAAAGAAGATCAAGAAATGTTACATCGTCTGATTAATATCAGATTTTTTCTTTGGACTTAAAATGACTAGACCAATAAATGATCGATATCTCCATCATACTGCAAGAAAGTCTCTGATTAGATTATTCAGAGATTCTATGAATTTTAATATGAAAAGTGATCTAAGTATTGAGGAGATGTACAGAATTGAAGATGAAATCGTAGAAGACTTTTTAATAGTGATGGATTACATAAAAATGGTCTCTTTAGCCAAAAAGTCGCTAGATGATAAATGTTTGAAAGATACATAACTAGAGATCATTTTTCATAAACGCACTATGTTAAAAAACTTTGAAGGCTTAGACGGTTTCGTGTGGTGGAAAGGCGTAGTAGAGGATCGAATGGACCCTCTAATGCTAGGCCGTGTTCGTGTACGCATTTTTGGACTACACACCGAAGATAAAAGTCAAATACCGACAGATACTCTACCTTGGGCTCAGGTTTGCTTACCAATCGATCACGGAAACAATGTCGTAGGACTCAGGGAAGGTGACTGGGTTTTTGGCTTTTTCATGGATTCCACAATATGCCAAATGCCTTGTGTGATAGGTATGATACCTGGCATACCGACACAGACCTCTGTGCCTGACGTAGGATTTAATGATCCTACCACACCCGAACAGTTGAACAATAGTGAGGTACCTAGACCCCCAGAGTTTGGTGGCTCGTATGATTTTGGTTCCAATTTCGTAATAGGTATGCAAGATGCATCCAAAATTTCGGTCAATAAGTTTTTAACAGATGTGCGTTATCAAGTTCCGGTAGACGATAGACCTAAAATAGACAATCTAGTTCAACAATTGCCAAAGTTTAATTCACAATCTACATTAAATTTGGCTCAAACATTTTTAAATCCTTCAAATGGTCTATCACTATTATCTCAAGATTTGACTACAAATAGCTTTGATAACTTGATTAACGGAATGGGAATTTCTTCCGCTAAAAATCTATCAGACACAAACAGAAAAAATGTAACGGACGGATTAAATGTCGTATTAAATCAAATGTCAGCTAATCCGGATTTGTTGCTGAATTTTAAAGATGTCTTACAATCTGAAGTGACCAATAGAATAACATCATATGTTAATAACATAATACCACCAGAAGTGTCGCAATCTTTTTCCACACTTGGTCCTTCTAGTCCTATTAATTTGATTTTATCGAATATACAAAATGGTGGAACGTTTGAAGTCACTCAATTGTTTAATGGTGATGTTGTAAGTAATGTTTCTTCTGTCATAACTGCGTTGATTCCGATAAACAATCCTCCTGAGATGATATCAAGGTTCGGTAGAGGTACGGCACAAAAAATCTCAGAATTTTTAGGATTAGATTTTGGTGCAAATGACGAAGAATTGATTCCTATAGAACTTGAAAGTGAAAGAGAAACTGATGATCCACTTAGGAACGAAAACAAACTACCTATACAAGGAACTGCTGTTGGCGTTTTAAATCGTGAATTTGATATACAAAATTTTCCGTATGACGTAAACAATGACGGCGTTTATGATGAGGCTGATGCGGAATTACTAAGACCATCGGCAACAAGCACCGCCGAAGAACAGTCTTCAGCGACATATAACACGCCAGTTTATTCTGCTAGTAGATATCCACTTGAACCATACTTAAATGAACCAGTAACACCAAGACTTGCCAGAAATCAAAAAATAGAAGATACCATCGTAGGTAAAAAGAATTCAAATGTTTCCTCCTTTTCGGCGGCCGCATATGAACCAGTAAAAGGAATGAAATTAAGTCCGTCTTTACCGAGGATTGTTAATCCACAAAAAACAGAGACAAAGGGCGAAACAAAAGATCAACTACCAGTCGAAGGCGAACCTTTTGAAGAACCTGCAACGCCTTATGCTGCAAAATGGCCATACAATCACGTATATCAATCCGAATCTGGACATTACATAGAAATAGATGATACACCAAAGGCAGAAAGATTGCATTGGTATCATCGTTCTGGCACATTTAGAGAAATTCATCCTGATGGTACACTGGTCGATAAGTGCTTGAATAAACTGTACACAATATCGGTGGCCGATACGTACATAGCAAGCAATAAAAATATAAACTTAACTTCCGATGAATCCACAAAAATAAAAGCAGAAACCGAATTGACAATCGAATCCGGTTCAACTACAATAAGTACAGGTGGTTTATCTATTAAATCTGGCACAACCTTTCAAGAGATGGAAGGTGGTCATGCACAAAAGATCGCAGATAATAAAGAAGTAGAAGTAGGTGGCGATTACGTCTTAAAGGTTGACGGTAAAGTTAAAATAATCGCAGATACAATAGCATTTGAATCTTTGAGTTATATTTCAATGAGAGCTGCTTCATCGATCATATTTGAATCGCCGATTATAGCAAATAATACGGCTTCATTGAACGTTTCTGGCGTTGCCAATTTATTTCCAACTTTCAGTCCTTTGTATACACAAAATCCAGAACCACCATTCGTACCAGAAGTTGAAAGTACTACCGAACAAACCTCTTCCAACTTCAAGCCTGGATTTAGAATTAGATTTTCTAATGGTTCATACGATCCGAGTCAGAGCAACTATCTCTACAAACCAAAGGCGGATAGTGATGGCAAGCCGGTCGTTCTGGTTCCGCCGGGTAGTGGACCGATAGTAATGTATGAAGCATTGCCAACGGGAGAATTGGAAACGTTTTTCATCTATTACGATCATGCACCAGGAGATTTTTCTCAATGGCAAGTCACTGCGCCGAAGCATAGAAAAGGTAATGTCATCGAAAGGCCTAGATTTGCTGGTAATGCAAATGGTGGTAGAGATCACTATAGATTTTCAAAATATGCCAAAGATTATCCAAAACAATTTATTATATCCGATAACACTCGTGAATTTTTAGTATATGATGGGAAATTTAGACATGATTAAAAAATTAAACAAAGTACTTATCGTATCGCTACTAATTGTTCAATTTTTGGACATGAATTTTACATATTTTGGTATATTAAATCACGGTTCTGTAGAAATTGAAGGTAATCCTTTAATTAAATGGCTGTGCTATCATCTTGGTCCAATGTTTGGATTATCCTTGATAAAATCATTAGCACTATTTGTATTGTCTTATGCATATCACACAGAATCGATATTGAACAGTAAATTTTTATTTACATCACTTTTTACGGTCAATTCTTTCTATGTTTATGTAATGTTTCATTGGTCATACTATTTTTTGATCTTAGTATAAATAAAAGCCATAAGACTGTTAGTTTAGGCATCAATAGTTTATGGCTCTAGAAAAAAGAAGATATAGCGATTTAGATCTATCCTTCACTCCACATCCAGATACGGGCGATTTAATACCACTCAGGGGTGATAGGGCCATAGCAAGAGCCGTTCGACAAATTGTATCGACTAATTTTTATGAAAAGTTTTATAATCCATCTTTCGGTGGAAATGTAATTTCTCAATTGTTTGAACAGTACGATTCACAAACAGAGCACATCATAAAAACTAAAATTCAAGAGGCCATTCGTGATTATGAGCCTAGAGTTAGAATACAATCTATACAAGTTATGTACCCACCTTCGCAAAATCTATTAAGTCAAAATACTTTGGTGTTACAAATTCAATTCTACATAGTTGGAGAAACTGAATCAAAGCAAATTACATTTTCACTAAAAAGGGTCCGATAAATGACAATTAAAAAGTTCACTGAATTGGATTTTCAGCAGATTAAACAAAATCTTAAAGATTTTTTAAGAAATCAACCAGAGTTTCAAGACTATAATTTTGAAGGTTCTGGCATAAATTTGCTATTAGATGTTCTTGCGTATAATACAGGGTATAATGCGTTTTATTCAAATATGATTGCTAACGAATCGTTTTTGGATAGTGCCATATTGAGAAATAATGTGATTTCAAGAGCTAAATCTTTGGGTTATGTTCCTACTAGTATTAGGGCACCTTATGCAACACTTAATGTAACAGTTAAATTGCCCAGTTCGGTCTTTTCACAATTTCCTGAGTATATAATAGTTCCATTGCATCACGAATTTACTTCCAGATCGTCCAATCAGCCAATACAACTTTATACTATGGACAGAGTTGTTCTTCCAAAAACAACTCTAGTTGGTGGCGTACAGCAATATTCCGCTGACATAGACATCTATCAAGGCAAGAAAATAACTCACAAATTTACTGTAGATAATCAATTAAATTCAACGCAAAGATTCATTTTGCCAAATGCTAATATAGACAGTACAAAACTTTTTGTTACTATATTACAAAACTCAGGCGTGACACAGGGAGATACTTGGACATTAGCAAAAGATGTAACCGAAGTTGGTCCTGATGATAATGTTTACTTTCTACAAGAAGCGGATAATGAGTTTTTGGAACTGTACTTTGGTGACGGTTTTATAGGAAAAAAATTAGTAGATGGCAACCAAATCTCTGCAACATATTTTGTAACTGACGGTCCATTATATCACGGATTGAGTAAGTTTACCACTACCAGCTTGACTGCGCCAAATAGCGTTACGATTGCACCACAATACATATCGATAACCACACTAGAGTCTTTGAGAAATGGTTCAGATAAAGAAACTATAGAGAGTGTAAAATTTAAAGCACCATTATATTATGATACACAAGCCAGAGCAGTCACAAAATCGGATTACGAGACTTTACTGATTAAAGACTATCCGCAAATAGAACACGTTAGAGTATGGGGAGGTGAAGATAATTCACCACCAAAGTATGGTGTTGTTTTTGTTTCCGCAAAACCAAAAAATGGATTGACCTTTAATACAATAGAAAAGGAATCTATTATCAATACAATTATTAGACCTAGAAATATGGTCGCTATTGAAGTTGAAATGGTAGATCCAGAGTATATGAATATTGGTATAGAAACTACGGTTAGATTTGAAGGTAGGAAAAATAGCAAATCTTCGGGTCAAATAGAAAACTCCGTTAGGGAGTCGATAAATAAATTTGCGACAGACAAGTTAAGCGGATTTGACACTACCTTTAGATACAGTGCGCTTTTGAGATATATCGATCAAGCCGACGACTCAATAACAGGTAATATCACTTCAGTCTACTTGAAATATGCCGTAACGCCACCATTTAATGTACCGGTTCAATATAATTTTTCATTTCAATCTTCGCTTGATTTGGGCGATGTGCTACATGATATAAGAACGATAAAAAGTTCTGGATTTATATTCAACGGCTTTGAAACATTTATAACTGACGATGGTAATGGAAAACTATTTGCATACAGACCGTTTGGCTCGAATAAAATTATAGTAAATGACAATATAGGTTCTGTAAATTATGAAACTGGTGCGATTCAAATATCTAGTCTAAGTATACAAGGGTTAAGTGATGGTGGTAATAAACTATATTTCTACGCCACACCATCGAATGGTGATTTTTTCGCAAGTAGAAATAGAATGTTATTAATTCAACAGACCGATGTAAAAGTTATAGTTATTAATGAGAATAGATAATGTCACAATCTATAACATGCACTGGCATAAGTTCTGGATTTTCATCATCAAACCACGTGATGGTTGGTGTCGTTAAACCATCCTCAATTTCGACAGCCTCTATCGTTAGCTCACCAAAGGTTAATTTACAAAATTTAGTTCCTTCTTCAATTGCTTCCGGAGAAGTTCACGGATCTCCTACTGTCATAAAACAACCGAGACAAATTCAAAGCATAGCAAAAATAGTTAAGCATAGATTGCCCCAATATGTTCAATCTGATTTTCCTAGATTTATAGATTTTCTAGAAAAATATTACGAATGGATGGAAATCAGAGGCAATGCTTTAGGATTAAGTAAAGATTTACCTAGATTACAAGATCTTGACACAACTGAAGACCCATTTTTACATTCACTTCAAAAAGAAGTGATGTCTAGATTTCCTAAAGAATTATACGTAGATCCTGCAAATCCAAATAATAGAGTTAAAATACAAAATGCCATAAAAAACATTGTGCAATTTTATGGTGCAAAGGGAACAGAAAGAGCATACAAATATTTGTTTAGATTAATATTAGGTGCTGAGATTGATTTCTATTATCCTCGTGTGGATATGCTCCGACCATCTGATGGAAAATGGATTCAAAACTATTCTGTTAGAGTTGAGATGCCAACTAATTCGGCAGATACTCCATTTGCATTCATCAATAAAAAAATAATTGGACAAAATAGTCAAAGTTCCGCATTTGTTGAATATGCTATAAAACTTGAGATAGGTTTAAATGTCGTATACGAGTTATTTTTAAATAGAAGTTCAATAACGGGAGAATTCTATCCTGGCGAAATATTATATTCCGATGAGGCTCCAAACGTTTTCGCAAATCCTGTAACTTGCGTAACTGGTTTTAAATTATTCGACAAAGGTTCAAACTATTCTATAGGAACTGAGATAGCGAGTAATTTTCAAAACTTTAATATTCAAGATTTTAAGGCCACTGTATCTACCGTAAATACTTTAGGCAATGTAACAAAAGTTGATATTGTTTCTCCAGGATTTAAAATACCACCAACAGCATTTAGTGAAGTAAAAATTGGCGAAAGAACTTACAACAATATATTAGTTTACGAACCGGATGGTGATAATCAATTACACATAATTCCTCAAGTTGGTACAATAATAAAATATAAAGGATATTTCTTAAATGATGATGGAAAATTAAGTGATGCAAAATTTATACAAGATAGTTTTTATTATCAGCAATTTTCTTATGTAATCAAGGTTAGTGAATCTTTTGACTTTTATGAATCTTTTGTTAAAGATTTAATTCATCCATCCGGTTTAAAATTATTTGGAAACTTTTTAAGTGAAAACTTTATTTCAAGTGGAGCGAAAGTACA